GAATCTTCGCGCTCTGGACTTTCCAACATTCTTGAGAGTTTGGTCGCGATAGCAATAATCGCCAAGTCAGATGGGTCTCGGAGCTGAATACCGAGTGCCTGACAGATTTTGAAAATGCGTAAAAAATTGTGCCTCGGGTCGCCATATTCAACCCCCCTGTCAAACAAGGTGTCACCAGCATCGTTGATCCAGTCACTTAATGATCTCTGTGTATCGGACACTTGCTCTTCCTCTCTTATAGCCCTGATTGAAAGCTTTGGCTTTAGCTGAGTTCCAAAGACTCCAGATATAAAGGCCGATAAATGGAACTCCAATAATTATTCCTAATACTGCTTCATCAGATAAATTAGGAAACATCTGCACTCACCCCATATTTATCAAGCCAATATGCAGAGATTTCAGCCTTAGATAAACGGCCTCTTAGCTGCTTCTTACCCATCCGCTCTTTAGCGAATCGTCTGATTATTGATCCCTTAACCCAATTTGTCTCATCAGTCCAAGCCCCAGCTTGCGAGTCAAATCGAATAAGAGCTACTTTATTTACCATTTTGCTCCCGTTCTGTAATCCCTAAATGGATTAACGGGTTAAATGTATTTGCTTAAATCTATTTAGACAAGCAATAGCTCGGCGAGTCGAATATCTAAAAATCCGCATAGCCTCTCGCTGTGGGCTCTGTTGTTGAAATCGGTGGTAACTGGAAGGCTCTTCAAAACCCAATCAGGCTCGATTAGAGCCCCTAAATCAAACTGATAGATGCCCTGAGGTGTGGCATTGATATAAAGGGTCTTAGCGCCCGTCCTAGCCCTTATATCGGCCAGATAATCCCATTTCTTCTTCTCAATAAGTAAGCGGTCGTAATGAGTCCTACGGCATTTAAGTTCAATATAAGAATCGCTAGTAATGCCATCGGCTCGGTCGGTCGCTGATAAGGGCGTCAAGTCTGGGTAAAGCGACTTGAGAGCCTCGAATAACTCAACCTCTCGAAAGTAGATTAGTTATCTTCCTCGCCATCTTCCCAACCAATTTTCTTGATTGGGTCATCGGCTGGCACTATCCAATCAGGATAAGAGCTACGATCCATAGCGAAAGCCAGCGAAGTTCCTTCATCCATACCAGCTCTGCGACAAGCTTTATAAACTTCATTGGCAGCGATAGCCCAGAAATCAAGCTTAGTTAGCGGTGTTTCTTTAGTAGTCCTGCGTCTCTTTGGACGCTTAACTGGCTTCTTACTTACGCGCTTTCGCGTTGCCATTTCTGACTCCTCTCGCTAGGGCTAATTCTAGCTGAGACTCCATTTTATCAAGGCGCGACACAATAGGAATATTTTCCAATTTGATTATGTATCTAAGCCCTGCAATCAGCAGGGCAATAGATCCAAGAACTGAGGCAATTAAGGTTGCCAGTTCAGATGCAACCATTAACGGACTTTGCCGTAACGCTCATAATTTGGATTGAGCCAATTGATGATACTAGGCAAGACTGACACTAGAGCTGCGTTCGCAATCGCATCTGCGTCCCAACCTACTGCTAGATAAGTCGCTAGGGCTGTTGCCAGAAATGTCTTGGCCCAGCTCTCGCACATCTTTTTTAGGTCGTTCATTGTTATCTCCTTCTAGGTTAAAGAAACTGCCATCTTTATCTCCCAAGGTTGTAAAGCTAATATGGAAATGCGATCTATGAGGGTTAGCGCCTTTATAGGCCCGGCGCTTCCATCCCAGTATTGGGCTCATAATCTTGCCGTCATAGATAATATATTTAATCCGCTTATCGCCTTTCTTGGCGCATTTACGCAGCTTCTCTACTACTGCATAAGCTTCTTCTTTGTGAGCGCTTAAATCTGCATCAATGTCTAAAGCTCTAACGATTCCTTTTGCGTCTGGTATATGGTCAGAATTGCCTTTTGCAAGATGCCGAGCATCAGCCACCCAGCCATCAGACTTACGATCCCTATCAGGATAATCGTCATCAATCTGATTTCTTAGTTGAATTCCAGCTGCGCATAATTTAGGCATTATCTTGAGGGATTGTGCTACAGGCCCAGCGCCCTTAAGTCGTCAGTACTTAAACCGAGCGCAGCAAGTTTTGCCTGTGCTGCTTCTTTGGCTGCCAATTCTGCGGATAGTTTTGCTTGCAATTCCGCATCAGGTTTTCTCATTTCATCAAGAACAGAATCCTCAACCTCAATTACTTGATTTTCATTTGTTGCAACATTGTGAATGCCAATCATAGCCATTTATTTACTCCATCCATAAATTGAAATAGTGCCATAAACATTGCCCGCTGCGGCATAAATTGCAACACCATCTGCCACAGTAGTAGCTGAATAGGCTAACTGACCGCCTGTACCATTTGGATTATTAAAGTTAGTGCCGTTGTAAATCCAAGTACCTGTTGTATCTTTTGCTACATTTGGGCGAAATAAATTGACATAAAAAGATTGCTCATCTCTTGTTCCAATATCGCCTAAAGACCAAGATGTAGTCTGAGTGGCAAAATTGGTTAATGCAACATTTGTTGATTTCCAACCTGAAACAATGTACGCACCAGCGGAAAGGTCAGAACCGCTTGCCCGCAATCTTAAGCGAAGATCTGAACTGCCTGAGCTTAAATAGAGTCCAGTTAAGATTAGCGTGTAGTTTGTGTAAGTACTGGTAAAAACGCTATCTATGTTTTGCGCACCGACATTAGAAAATGAAGTGGTGGAAATCAAAGTTAAAGCGCCACTAGAAGGCGCTTGCCATTTGATCCCTGTGCTTTCTGAACTATCCGCTACAAGTGTGTAGCCGTTTGTGCCTACGGCTAGGCGGTCAAATGTGTCTGAACCAGTTCCTACTACTAAATCACCTTTGGCATCAAATTCAGTTGCTACTGTGTTAGTTACGACTGGAATTGGGCCAGTTCCTGAAGCTACCGAAATACCAGTTCCAGCTTGGACTTCAGTTATATCTCCGACATTTGGAGTAACCCAAGTGTAATCAAGGTCTGTGTTTGAATTCTTTGATAAAACTTGACCACTTGTCCCACCTTTGAGATCAAGCAATGAAGTATCAATCCCATTGCCTAAAGTGCGAATGGCAGCTGCGCCATCCTTAACTAAATCTGTGTCGGCTGGGGTTGTCCATCCGAAATTACTTGTCGTTGGCATCTATTCTCCTAAGCTACGATTGTAGCGTCTAGCCAGTATAAAGCTGGGTTAATTGTATTCCAAAGCTCTGTGGCTGGCACATCGCTCCATTTGAACGCCTGTAGCGAGAAGGCTAATGGCGATATATTCATAGTTAGATTTAACCGATTGAGGCTGGCTGTCCAAGTCCAACCTTCTACGAATCCTTGAAACTCGCCATTGACCATATTGGCTGGCAGGTTAATGACATTGATAGGCATACCCATAAACACCCCTAGAAGGGCATCTCGGTCAGTATTATCAATCTCTGGGCTTGCGACTGGGAAGGTTATCTGTCTTAGCCCAAATTGAGGGAAGGCTCTTATAAGTAGATAAAAGGCAGCTTGATCCTCCGCATCATTCTGGTTGCGAAGGGTAGTGGAAATTGTGGTCGCCAGTTCTCCATAGGCTGTGATTGAGCTGGCATCTTCATCAGTAACGCTTTGGCTTCCATTTGAGCCATAACTAATAGTTATAGAGTTTCTAACATCTCCAGCGCGTTTAACGATGGATAATCCCGGGCCGATTGAGTGAGCCCCATCTAAATCGACATATCCATTTAGACCAAGATACTGGGCTCGATGAGTTGAGTCTGCATAAGAAATGCGACCCGAAGAATCTTCATAAAGGTAACCAAGTCCGCTAGTCGCAAATCGAGAAGCTAGGTTATAAACTGTGTCGTTTAGATTACTTTCGGAATGGAGTTCATAATCTCCTGGAGTATCAATTTCTCCATATCCAGTATTTTCAGCATCAAGCCATTGGACGGCTGGATCATAAGCGTTCCAAGATTCAGCTGCTGGCACTTCATTCCATTGGTCAAATAAAACCCCTTCAAGCAATTCAGCAATTCGGTCGCCATCAAATTGATGAGCAAAGTTGCCTGTATAAACCGCTCTAGCTAATCGAGCTAAAGCTCCAACAGCGGTTATCTTGATTTGCTGGCTGGTAGCAGTAGAGCCAGAAGTCTGGACTGTAATACCTAAATCAGTTATAAAACCACCAAATAAGGTTACATACGCGTTGCTTGAGTTTTGGACTTCTACTGTTACCGCATCGTTAATTTCATAAGGTATAGAAGCTTGAGCCGTTTCGATAAGAGTTAAATTGCAATAACCAGCAAGCGGCTGAGTGTAAATATCGGTGCGACCAGAAGTAATGGTCAAGCCACTAAGAGTAGTATTAGTGACGGTCGAGCCATTTACCTTGACCCGATAAGTTGGGCTCCAAATTGTCATATTGCCAAGTTATCTAGTGCGCCAGTTCTGCTTTGGCTTTCATTTAAAGCATCTATTACTGCTCTGGTGAATCCTTCGCTATCAATTACCGAAGCAGCATTAACATTGATGACAATTGGCTGAGTATTTGAAATATCTACTGCTGATTTAGCAGCTTTACGAGCTTCTATAGCAGCCCTTATTTCTTCAGTCCTTTGCTGTAATTCTATATTTCTTCTGACTGCTGCTTGAGCCATCGGGCTTAACTTTGATATATCTCGGGTTCCAAGGGTTGGCGAGGTTACAATTACGCCATCTGGATCAAATTTGACGCCTCCGCCGCCACCGCCACCGCCACCGCCACCGCCACCGCCAGCATTGACCACAACTGGGCGACCTAATTCATCTACTTCGTTAGCACCGCCGCCAATTGAAAAATCTGCTCCACCAAAGCTAGAATTGCTAAAAGGATTTAATTTGCCAAGAAGGTTAGTTAATGGATTATTTTTTATAAAATCTACAATTTTCTTATAAGCATCATATAAATCTTTAAAGAAATTGACTGCTTTGCCTACGATATTAACTACTGCGGTAATGCCAGTTACTATGCCGCTAAAAGCTGTTTTTAAAGCACCGGTCATTATGGGGACAATATATTTATTTAGAAAGTTCCAAAGCGCGGTAAATTCTTCTTTATTATCATCAATAGCTTTAGTCAAAGGTTTTAACTTATCTTGAATTGCTTGAACTGCTGGACCTACTTTAGTATTAAAAGCATCTAATAATTGAGTTAGGATAGGCAATAATCGAGCGCCTACAGATTCTTTGGCTTCATCAAAGGCAACCTGCATCCTTGCCATCTTGCCGCTAAAAGTATCTGCTTGAAGCGAAGCTTGGCCACCAAAGGTTTCCGCTAGTGATTTAGTTACATCGTCAAAGCTCATTGATTTTAATTCAGCAGCTGAAAGTCCTACGCCAAGACGCTGTAGCGAAGTGTTATTACCATCATAGGCCTTAGCTAGAGCTACGCTTACTGTCTCTAAATCTTTACCAGAACCAGCAGCAATATCTAAAGCTAAAGTCTGTAATTTTTGCGCTTTTTCAACATCATTAGTTGCTCTTACTAGCTTTTCAAAAGAAGGTCTTAATTTGTCATCGGCCACACCAGTAGCCAAAGACATCTTTAGGATTTGATCCTCTACTGCTTTTATCTGTTCTCTGGTAGCGCCAGTCGTATTCTCCAAAGTCTTAGCTAACTTGACTTGCGCCTTTTCATCTTCAATTGCTGCCTTAACGCCATCTACCAGCAATTTGCCAGCGTAGGCAGCAGCAGCTGCGGCAGCAACGGCAAAAGCGGCAGCAGCCTTCTTTCCAAATTCTCCTAGCTTATTGCCAAAGCCTTCAACTTCTTTTTCACCTTGGCCAAGCTTTTTCTTTAAATCATCAACATCTGCAAGGATAGATAACTTAAGCGTTCTATTACCAGCCATTAGTTATCCCCATTTCTTTACAATTGCAGAAAAAGCTTCTTCCCATTTGCGCACTAATTCAGGCTGAATCTTGCGAAGTGTCGGGTAGATGAAGTAGCCAGAATTGCCGCGTCCGCGATTGGGAGTTCTTCTGGGGAACTGGCGATAGCGGTTACTTCCAAATTCAAGACCTGCCCAGAGCTTTTGTGTTGTTGCGCCACCAGAAAACCTCTGAGATGCAAAGCCATATGAGAATTCACCGATTTTTGACGATTTGCTAATTCTGACGCCTTCGGCGACTTTCCGAACACCAGCACCCGAGACTTGTCGTCCCAGCGCGCTGACTTTAATTTGATTGGCTGCGTAGGTTGCGAGGGCGCTACTTTCGGTTCTAGCTTCTTGGATTGCTTGCTCATCCATTGCTTTAAAGGCGCTGAGAATACCGCGTAGCTCGCTACGATCATAAGTAATCGGATCACTTGCCACCGTTTCTCTCCTTTAGTATTTCCAAGGCTGTTAAGACATCTTCGGCATCATCCCAATATTGTTTAGGAATCCGCGTCTCAATTGCCAGAAGCGTTAGAAGATAGTTTAGGCTTCCAGCGGTGTGGCTTTTGGGTTTTCATTCACCACATCGATATCTGCAACTGTCTCCATCCATACTTCGAAAGATTTAACTGGCTTGCCAGCCGCTTCGCGTTTCATTGCGTTGTATGCCAGAAACATAATGTCCCAGACACCGCCTAATTCGCCAATCGTCTTGCCAGTTGCTTTCTCCCATTTGGCATACTCGGGCGGTTGGGCAATATAAGTTGCTTCTTCGCCCGAGTTATATTCAATTTTTATTTGCGACTTCATAGCTCCCGATGCTCCGATCTCTTAGCTGAAGGTCTCTGTTGGAGTTCCAATTACTGTCATCGTCCAAGTGTCGGTAAGTGCTCCGGGAGCAGCTCCACCAGCAGTTGGGAAGATTGGCAATACTGTAAAAGCAAATACTGCTCCAGTTACTGCTGTAAATGAAACGCTGAGTGCTGTGTTAGCTGCAGATTCTGCATCCGTCCACATTGCTTCAAATAGCGAGCTTGCAGCTCCCCAATCCTGAAGTAACTCAATTGTGAAAGTCCATTGCTTATCTACGGACTTATAGGCGCGACCATCAAGGGTTTGATAAGTCTCGATAATTGTTTCGCAGCTTAGGACTGCGCTAGTTGTCTGGGCGTCATAAGCAGCGCTATCGAGTGTGAAGGTCACATCGCGCCCAGTTATTACTGTTGTTGGCATTTGGGTCTCCTATGCGGTTTGCTCGTAGCGGACGCTCAAGCGGATATCTGAAACTAGCAGGGTTGTAGTTCCTACTTCGGTTACCGAAGGTCTTTCGACTATTGATAACTCATACTTGGAAGCATTTAATGCTCCAAGAATACTAATAATTAATTGCTCTAAATTGTCCAAAGCAGCGGCGTTACTGAAATACGCAACGCAAGCAGTTATGGTGTAATTTAACTTAACGCGAGTGGTTGATTTACCCAAAACTTCAAGTTCCATATAGGGCGAGTCTGGGATGACGATAATTGCTGGAACTATTGGCGCTTCTGGAACTGAGTCATAAATATTAGCGGTGCATCCTGCTAAAGCGGTCTTTAGCGCTCCTCTAACATCTGTGGCAATTGTTGATGCTGGCATTAGCCCACCATAGTTTCAACATCAAGGTATGGGCCAAGTAAGCCAGTTACCTTGGCAAGTAAATTCTTAGATAGGCGATAAGGGGTTACTGCAAAATCTACGCCTTCGATTGATCCACCAGCGGCGGTTCTGGATTGAAAGATTTCAACGGAGATAGCCAAAATAGCAGCTTCAGCATTGGGGTTTCCGACATAGGTCGATAATCCAGATAGCGCAGCGTTTCCTGCTGGGATGATATTTTTTTCCAATATGTCTGCATTGGTGATTGCGACTGTAAATACATAATCTGAAATTTCGTCATTGGTTACTGTGTGAGTGCCATTGAAAGGAGCTCCGCAGCCAGTAATAATTACGGATTGGCCTTCTGTGAATTCTTGAATTGTTGCAGTTTCAAAATAAGCAACATTATTTTCTAGCTTTACTTTGTTAATTTTGCTCTGAAAAGTAACTAACATTGGGAGAACTAGATTTTCCGAGGCATCTACTATGTCGCCTAAATAGGCGTCTGAATATAGGGATGACGAAACGCCAAGAATCGTCCTAAGCTCTGCAGCCGTAACTATTGTAGGCATTTCGTCATCCTTTCAAGCAGTTAGGTGAGGGGCCAGCTCGGGAGCGGACTGGCCCTCACTTTTTTTAATTAACTACGCAACTTTCCATAGATAAGCGCCAGCGCCTACCTTTGTTGCAAGTGCGCCATAACCATAGTAAGCAACCTTGATTTGGCCAGTTGCTACCTGTGCAGTCTCCAAGCGGAAACGGCTTGACTCATACCAAGTATAAGCCTCTGGATTGATGATGATGATTGTGTCATCTCCGATACCTGAGCCAGTTGTGAGATTGCGATCTACGCGGAAGTTCAAGCCAAGTAGATTTCCAGTTGCAGAACCTGCACCGAGATTTCCACCCTGATTCATATTGCCAATCAAGTTCTGGTAAATCGGACGGCCAGCATCAGCTAGATTCTGGATTGCGCCCCATTGCTGAGGAGATGCAATGATATTTTGTGCAAATCCTAGGGTGTTGGAGTAAATTGAAACTCCAGCATCGGATACGAAGTCGAGAAGTCCAGCTGCATCAAGAGTGCGGTTACCGCCATCTGTTCCACCAGCAATTAAGCCAGTTACAACCGCTACATCTGTTGCCTTTGCATAAGCATATTCCATTTGACGGACAAGCTCATCAAAGAAGGCTGGTGAAGAACGGTCTAGGAGTTCTACTGAGAACTCTTGTCCCCCTGCATACTTCTTGACCGAGACTGAAAGAAATTCGCTGGTCATTCCAGTTTCATCAATTGTTGCTGCTTCTGATTCTTCTCCAACAGTTGGAACTGCTGTGAGCTTTGGAATCTCAAAAGTCATACCTGCATCAGGTAGAACTCCGCGAGATACTGAATCAACTGCTGGACGATCAGCATTTGCAAGAGGATTGATTACCTCAGTTAGCTGACGAGTTGGGACAAGACCAGCGTTGTTGCCAGTTGTGTCATCTGCAGCGCGAACATAAGCGCGAGCATCGTCATTGCCTAGAGCAGCGCGAACGCTCATTTCTAGGTATTTAGACTTGGTAAATTCAAGTCTTGGAGTTGTGTAGAAAGCTGGCTTTGGAGCTGCAGCTTCTACTTTGGCTGCTTCTACCGCTTCTTCAACGGCAGGAGCAGGAGCGGTAGTGTCAGACACTTGGTCTCCTTCGGTTGGTTTGTCTGAATCAGCGGTTGCCAAATCAGAATCTTCTTTTGGTGCTTCATTTTCGGATGCTGCTACTTCGCTTACGCGAGCAGAATCAATTGCAGGATCAGTTACTAGAGATACTTCATCTAGGGTTGCTGAAGTAATCTGCATTACGCCCTTATTGTTGGTCCATTCGTTAATCTGTGCGCCAACGCTAAATCCATCGCGCAATCCTTCAGTTGCTTCAACTAGGGCATCTTCTCCAGCCATAGTATTAGCAATCTTAAAGGTGGCTTCAATTCCATTAGCAGTTACATTGTGAGAAACCATTTTGCCAATTGGGCGAGTGCGGTCGTGCTCAAGAAGCAATTTTACTGGCTTAATCTCAATGCTATCTGCTGCAAATACTGTTGGGCCTACTGAGGTATTGCCTTGCTCATTCCAAGTAACGATAGTCCCAGTAATTGTTCTCTTAATTGTGTCGGCAGCGGTAACTGCCATTGGCATATTAACCTTCATTTGGTATTAGGTCCTCTTCTCGCTGAATCTGCTCAACGCTCATCGCGCCAATGCGGTTTAAGATTTCATAAACTTGCGCTCTTTCTAATGCGTTACCGCGTAAGAAATCGTCAAGTGCAAAGCGCACCATTACTGGATTTGGAACGAAGTCCGGTAATGATAAGCGTTCCTCAATCGCTTTAAGGATTGGGCGAAGTGAGAAATCAACTAATGAGCGCCGCTCGGACACCGCGTTTGAATAAGTCATAGAAGTCGCTTCGGCGCTCAAGAAGTAGGCAGGGATGCCGCAAGCTCTTGCCAATTCAAGCGCTACATATTGACGGCCTTCCGCAAGTTGCAATGATTTAGGATCAAAACCAAATTGCTCAAGATTTACATCAGCATTTAGAAATGCAGTAGAGCGAGATTGACGCGCAGTTTTCCAAGCGCTTAATAAGGCTGAGATTCTTTCGGCAGTTAAGTTAGTTCCATTAGATTTAAGAACCATAGTTGGTGCAGGTTCTTTAGCATAATTAACTGCTGCGTTCTCAAGATATACTGCTGCTGCAATGGTCTTGCCAGCTCTGTGTAGCAATCCTTCATCTGGGCCATCGAATCTTATAATTGAACCAACGCCTTGAAGTGGAACTGACTTGCCATCAACTTTATATCCAGTAATTTCAGTATTTAGAAAATCTGTATCAACTGTTACTCTATCTGGACTAACGCGAGTCCAGGCTCTTACTCGACCACCATCTGTTGATGAATACATTTCCAAGACTTGACCATAACCAGCACCATAAAGCCAAATGTCTTCAGCAAGCCAGTTATAAATTACAAATCCTGCAACCCTTGGGTCTGGCTGATTAATGACGCGATGCGGATCTACATATTGTCCAGTTATGCGATTGAAAGTTGTTAAAGGTAATGAGCCAATAGTTCCGCAGATGATATTGCGAGCTCTAGCAACGGATGGAACGCTCATCGCTAATTGGCGAGTGCTATTAGTTGCACCGCCAAGAATATTATAAACTGAATCGCTAATCTGGACGGGAGTCAGCGCGGCTGCAACATCTGAAACCTTAGTAGGTTTAGCCGTCTGAACCTGTGGAAATAGAAAATCTCTTATAGCACCCATTACTTACATTGTAAATCAGCCTACTTACACTATTTGTATATCAACGCTACTTTCAGCCATCGTTGCGTAGTGTGTCGCTAAAGCTGAAGCAATTGCTCCGCAAATAGTTGTATTACTTACTTTGCGACCCATTACCCAACCGCCGTCACCGAAAGGGAGTTTGACGGCGGATAGGCATTGCTTGGTTAGCTCTTCCTGTCCCGAGTGAGCTAACCGCTGTGATGAGATAGCTCCCAGTAACTCATCGCAGCTTTGGGCATAATCAAGTCCATCTATTGGCTCGACTCTTATTCCTGCAGGGGCTAACCTAGCTGCGACCGCTGACGCGGTTTTGGCTGAATAAGCAACCAGCTGAACTGGATACTTTCTGACCCATTCTGCTACATCATTCGCCATTGCTTTATCGTCAAGATTGGCAGGGTTATGCCAAGTCTGTAGCAATATGACTTGGAACTTATCGCCCTCAAGTCTTTGACTAGCAACTAGCGCCGCTTCTTTTCTACTAGGGCTTAGATCAATAGCCAGCCAAGTGTCAGCCTCAGGGTTGAGTCGAAGTCCCTCAACTTTGCAACTCTCCCATTGAGACGGATTGATAACTGGGTTAATCGTATCGACCCATTGGCATAAAACTTCTGTGCGCACAATATCCTCGGGGTCTGATAAAACTGCTCGAATATTATCTGGATGGACTGTTATACCTAATGATGGATTAGCTTGGCAGACACCTAGCCAGAAGTCTGGGGAGTTATCAAATTTTATGCCTTGAGGCGCTGACCACTCAAACCAACCAATGTCATCGTTGCTCCCGAATATCGCAGCCATTGCTCTTTCCCTAAGTTTATTTAGAACGATGCTGTGTTGATCTCCAGCATTTGAATAAACCCATATTTGAGGATTGGGGCTAGCCATTTGAGTATATCTTAAAGCTGACCAAACATCCTCATCTTTATATTCCCGGGCTTCGTCCAGGTGGATAGTTTCAGGTGCTGCAATGCCTCTACCAGCCGAGTTATTGGCTCGGACGATATATCGCCTACCTTCAGTGAATTGAAGCTCTTGAAAGCCTTTACTCTCCAGCTTCTTAGTAAATTCAGCAGCTAGTCTTGGATTCTGTTCGATAATTCCATAAATCTTATAAAAGAGCTCTGCTGAAGTAGTTAGTTTGTGAGCGGTATGAACTTGCAGTTTTTCTTTTAATACATAGATCCTAAATAGGATTTGAAGCGCCATAAAGGTTGATTTGCCTTGTTGCCGAGCGCAAAGCAAAGTAACTACTGGGTGAGCCCATCGGCCATCGGCCTTATATTTTAATGAGTGATGAGCGAGCCATTGTTGCCAGGGCATCAAAGTGTAGCCAATCGATTCACAAAATTTAATCATTTCTTCACCATAAGAGGGTAAATCATTAAGTTTAGTGTGAATTCGCGGTTCTGCCACACCTCGGTAAGTCGATTCGTCCCGGACTCGGGCAATCTCTCCCAATTGAGCCATTTCAATTTGTTTCATTCCTGATAGTGCCTCGCCGAGCCATTTTCAGGGAAAATCTTCCCAATGGGGGTCGTGGGTCTGGATGCGCGCTCAAAAAAGGTAGGGGTCATACGATCGCGCTTAGAACTATTGCATTGAGTGCAGCAAGCCACCATATTAGAAGCTTCATCAGTTCCACCCTTGCTGATAGGTATTAGGTGATCTACTGTAGTCGCTTCTTGCGAGCAGTAATGGCAAGTGTTGTAATCTCTTTGAAGCACTTGAAGTCTGGTCTTTTGATAGTAGCTGGAGTTATAGCGTCTGCTCAATGCCAACCCCGAGTTTCAAGGTGGTGCAGTGCATCGCAAGCATCTTTATATCGGTGTCTTATGTATTTAATATGCACATCTATTTGCTTCTTAGGGCTTAGCGTTCCATACCATTCAGATCGCATTTGACCAAGACCTCTATGAGAGCCATTACGAGCCTTTGGATTCCATCTACTCTCTTTATGAATTAGCCAGTTATAACATTCAAACTCTATCCAATCCATTTTATTGTATGCATAAAGCTTTAGATTCATATCTGCTTTTGATGGGCTTGTATTGATTATCATAAGTAATGCAGCTATTAACGCTGTAGCCATCAGGCGAAAGCAATGGCCCCCCTCAACCTCCGCTAATGGGCCAGCTGCGCGCCCGCGCTTTGGCGAGAGTGTAGCGCGCTTGTCAAGTAGGCTAACATAAGTGCTGTTCAGAGCCATATTTACCATCTACTCCAATCGATTCCCAATTATCTATTTGATCATCT